CTGAGTAAGGAAGGTGTTAAATGGGTTAAGGGTTCACTTCAACCAGATTTTTAATTTGACTAAACAGTTCGTCAATTGTTCCGTTATTGTCAATTTCTATATCAATGCCTTTGCCAATCCATGCGGTTTCACTAGCATGAATCTGTAATTTTTCCATACGCATTTTACTTAAAGACCAACTCATATTTCCGGGGCCTTGATTTACGTTATGTGCATCTTGATACCACTCGGGGTTATCTCCTCTAACTACTCGGACTACTTTTCCACCTGCTCTATGGATTGCGTTAATTTCGTTGGGGAAACGAACATCGCTAATAACAATGTTATCAGTAGTTTTACGCATTTTATTTTCAATACTAGCAATCCATATATCGTCGTGGAAGCCTTGACGGCAAACTTCTGTTCCCCATAATTGTAGGATTAATCTAGGAGTTAGATTAGGCATGTTTAATCGTTCTGCCCACCACGGATCGATCTGTTCTCGCCATTCTCGGGCTTCTGTTGTACGCCCTTCTAATAGTGTTCGATCCCATCCAAACACGGCAGCAACTGCGTCTTTGAGTGTGTTGGCAAAACTGTCTCGACGAAATCCGTGAAAGTTAACCAAATAATCTGCGGCAGTATCTTTGCCTGAACCAATAAACCCAACAAAGCCTATAATCATAGTGTCTCCTAACGATGCACTATTATATAACAGTTTTATTACAAGGTCAAGAATTTATACGCCATATTTGTTGCGTTTCGGCTTGGCAACTGTGCTGACTTTATTGATAGTGTCGAGCTCTTTACTTTCAAGATCGCCGTGGTTGAGATCTTCGTAGCTGGCACCCACAGCTTTGTAAGCTAGCTTTAACATGTCGGCCTCTTCTTGTGTATAAGGAAATGCGGCTTTCTTTTTGCCAATCCAACTTTTAGGATCAATGTCGGGCATAGTTTTACCGTCTGTTGATGCAACAGCCATACCTACTCGAAACTGGACATAGTCGCTATTTGCTTTCTCTGCATCGCCAAACAGATGCATACCCTTTGAAGATTGGGACTGACGCTTGGTTATTTTAGCTTGTTTTGCTTCTGAAATAATTTCTGTGACTTTCATTCGCAATTCCATTTACGTAGTGCTAGAGCTTTTCGTGTTGGTTGGCCATTGTCTTTCTTCATTGGTCCATCCACTCCGCCCATTCTAGCACAGAATGATTTACGGCGTTTAGCATCTTTACTACCTGCTTTTAACTTGCTAGGTTTAGTAGTTACTGCTGTCTGCAATTTACTACCTGGGTTTTCACGACGATAACTAGCAACACCCTTGGCATTTAGGCCGCCCTTCTTGCTCTTACCTTCTTTGCGTCTCCACGCAGCCGATTCTGAAATAATTTCATTAACTTTCATAATTATCCAATAACAAACGTCATAGGTGTTCCGCCAGCAATTAGTGTTTCTAATTCTTTGTCTAGCTTCTCAATTTCTTCTTTGCTAGCAGCTTTTAAATCACCGCCGTTTAACTGTGTACCGCCCTGTGGTCCTGCAATAGTGGCAAACTTTGATCGTGCTTCACCTAGCATACCTTTACATATTGCTAGAGTATAGTCTCTAATCCACTGTTTAGCATACAGGTCATTAATCAAGTTATAGTCCGGTCTATAATTGTGACAGCGTAGCATTATTGTTTCACCTTCTGCAAATGGTCTTTGTAAAATACGCAGTACATGACTCTGTTGTATCCATTGAAACTCAATGAAAGCTCCGAACATTCTACCTACCATTTCTTGATATTGTGCAAACATATCGTAAGTGGCTATACCACCTAACATTGTACTGTTTAACAAATATGTATTGGTATAAGCTAGATTAAATGGCTCAAAATTCGTACCTGTACCGCCACCTGTTCTTGATCCCAATGTACGTCTATATACACTTTGTACAAAGATAACTTCGTCTGGTAATCTATAGTCGTTAGTGTCTTTTATTAACTCTAAAAACATGTAGCTTTCTTCTACAGCGTTGGGGCTACGTTGTCTGAATCGATTGATAGTTCGTTCTAACGCTGCTTCGTAGTGCGCAGCATCTAGCTCAATATCAATCATACCGTCGCCTAGCATAGTGCGGACATAATCGTAAACTTTTTGTTTTTCAGCTTGTGGATTTATTTCTGACATTTGGTTCTCCCATTATATTTATACGCTAAATATTATACTATGCCAAGATTATCACTTTATCGGCCCGAAAAGGGCAATGACTACAAGTTTATAGATCGCCAATCTAGCGAAATGTTTCAGGTTGGCGGAACCGACGTTTATCTACACAAATACATAGGTACAGACGACGGCACAACTGTTAAAGATATTACACAGATACAAGATCTTGTGTTCTTAGAAAATCGAGACAGAAAATACGACCCTAGCATATATCGGCTTAGGGGTATTTACAATGTGCAGGACTTGGATTTTAACCTAAGTCAATTTGGACTGTTTATAGATAACGATACGCTGTACATGACCATGCACATTAATGATTTTATACGTGCCATTGGTCGAAAACCCATTAGCGGAGATGTTATAGAACTACCACACATTAAAGATGAATTTGCACTAAATGATTTTGATGTAAGTTTACCTAGATACTTTGTTATCAGTGATGTTGGACGTGCTGCAGAAGGATTTAGTCCTACTTGGTATCCGCATCTATATAGATTAAAACTAACTAAGATTATTGCTGGTCAACAATACAAAGATATATTTGATCAAAAGGTAGTTGATCCAGTAACTGGCGAAGAAACAGATACTACCTTAAGCGATATACTAAGTACTCATGCTAGAGAATTGCAAATTAATGATGCTATTTTAGCAGAAGCAGAAGCCGATGCTCCAAAGAGTGGATATGAAACACAACATTTTTACACACTGGCTGTTGATGATAAAGGCAATGCACTGTTAGAAACAGTAGATGATACGTCGGCACCTCCGGATGCCGGTGACACAGGATTCGATGTCAGTAGAACAGCCAAGAGACCACAACGTGCTGGCTACTCGGGTTACTTGTTAGGTGACGGAATTCCTGACAACGGTGCAGATTTTGGCAGTGGAATTACATTTCCTAATTCACCTAACGATGGCGATTACTATCTGCGTACAGACTTTCTTCCAAATAGATTATTTAGATTCGACGGAGCTCGATGGATCAAACGTGAGGATGCTGTGCGTACTGTAATGACTAACGACGACCCAACTAATCCGCTATCTGCTAATCGATTGACTCAGAAAGGGTCGTTCATTAATAATAAAAATAGAACTGGAGTTAATTTACTCACCAGTGATGTTTACACTGCACCAGCTAACATTACTCAGTTATTAACCACAGTGACCTACACCGTCGGTATGTTTGCCAGCGCAGTAATTAGTGATTCTATAATCCCAGAAATTATAGTAACATCTGGTACTGGTGGCAAAGCATTGTTAACATTCAATGTTGAAATTGTATCAGGACAACAAATAGCATGGAAATTATATTCAAGCTCAACTGATCAACGACAGTCACTTAGCAAAGCACTTAGACCCAAGGCAGATTTATAATGGCACAACACTTTTATGACGGACAAATTAGAAGATATTTAGTACAAACAATACGCTTGTTCAGTAACTTTGTAGTCAAATATGGCGATGGCACACTGGTTAGAGTTCCGGTAATGTACGGCGACCAAGACAGACAGGTCGCCAGCATTATCAAACAAAACAGTGAAAATACTGTGCTGTCAGCACCAAGAATTGCGGTGTATATAACTGATCTAGATTTAGATACCAGCAGACTAGGCGATGCTAGTTATGTGGGCAAAGTACACATACGAGAACGTTCTGTATATACTGACAATCAAGGCAATGAAACTTACGGCAATACGCAGGGCGATAACTACACAGTTGAGCGACTAATGCCAACTCCGTTTAAATTAAGCCTAAAAGTAGATATTTGGTCGGTTAATACTGATCAAAAACTTCAGATACTTGAACAGATTTTAATGTTGTTTAACCCAAGTTTAGAAATACAGACCACCGATAACTTTGTTGATTGGACCAGTTTAAGTGTAATAGATCTTAGTGATGTAACTTTTAGCAGCAGATCAATACCTACAGGTACAGCCAATGACATCGATGTTGCCAGTTTGAGTTTAGTAACTCCTATCTGGATTAGCCCTCCTGCTAAGGTTAAACGACTAGGTGTTACTACCAATATTATTGCCAGTATATTAGGCAGTATCGGTAATCCAACGCCAGATTACATTGAAGGACTAGGAGTTGATCCTATGAGCGGCACTCAAGTGCCTAGTAATCCATTGTTTACTCAACAAACTACTATTGGTAACTACGATCTCGAGGTTGCGGAGGGATCTATTAGACTGCTCAGCAACGAAGGCAATTATCTTGCATGGTCTATGTTGATAAATCAAAATCCCAGTGTGTATCGAGCAGGACTTAGTAGACTGTATCTACGTCAGTTGGATGGCACATACGTAGTGGGCTATGTGACTATAAATCCCTTGGATGATACTATTATGATAGTCAATTGGGATGGTGATACGTACCCAACCAACACTGCTATCACATCAGATCACAGAGTCAGTGCAGGAACATTTGATGCTATCATTGATCCGCACAAAACAAAACCAAGCGGTGTAGTTGAAGGTACAAGATATTTAATACTGGATGATATTGGCGGAGGTATTCGTGATACATTTATAACTGAATCTAGTGTGCATAGAATCAATACCAATGTTCTGCATAGAAAAGTCAACGATCATAAAATCTTTGTAGACGGTGTAGAAGTAGGGTCAGGCAATGTACGCATACCTAATAATGTAGACTTTGGTAATTACTACATCACCTTGGACACAGCAGTGCCTGCGGGTAGTGAAATTTCATACGAACTGTACATGAACGAAGACGGACCTGATGCTTGGAAAAATACCGACTCTAGTGACTTTATTGCCGAAGCAAGTGATATCATTGAATGGAACGGCGAATCGTGGCAAGTGATATTTAATGCTGGAGAAAACGCAGACAATCTATTGTACCTAACCAACATATTTACAGGTACACAATACAAATGGAATGGTGTAAATTGGAGTAAAAGTTTTGAGGGATTGTATAGAAGAGGAGAGTGGCGTCTTGAACTTTAAAGAACGTATAGTTTGTAGTGGTGCCTTATTCTATGCAAAGTCTACTAAACGATTTCTATTATTACAAAAATCTACGGGCAAACATCAAGGCACGTGGAGTTTAGTAGGCGGCACAGCAGAAGATCAAGAAACTCCATGGCAAGGTCTTCAGAGAGAAATTCAAGAAGAAATTGGCAGTATACCTACTATACTTAAAACAATTCCAATTGAAACATTTGTTAGTAACGATACGGTTTTTAATTTTCACACATATCTGTGTGTGATAGCGGATGAATTTGTACCGTTACTAAGTGACGAGCATATTGGTTGGGCGTGGACTACATTGGACCATGCTCCAAAGCCCCTACATCAGGGATTGCGTAACAGTTTTAGCAGTAAAATTGTTCGTACAAAATTACAAACTGTATTTGACGTAATTGAATTAATTTAAAGACCAAATGATGCTCGACGTGCATTAAAGTTTTGAGTAACCTCGGCAACAGTTAATGCTCTATTATACATTAATACTTGACTGATACGGCCTTTCATATAACGTCCCGGTACATCAGTACATCCTATAGTTAAGTTTTGACTGGTCTGTGTCATCACTGTGGCGGAAGAGCTAGAGCTACCTGTTATTGTAGTAACACCACTACTATTGCCTACAATAAGCGTGGTGTTGTTTACTGTATTAGTACCTTGATGTATAATGCCTATCATATTCCAAGCATTTTTATTAATAACAACTGTGGATCCAGGAACATAGTCATTGCCCCAATAGGCGCTGCTTGCGTACCATGTAGCTCCTGTAGTCTGCATTGATAGAAGTGTTGCATTAGAACTTGATCGGCCACCGTAGCCAACAAGTCCAGTATATGTATCAGTTGTTACAAGGGTAGAATCAGGCCAGCACCAACATAATATAGTTTTTGCGCTAGTACCTGTTGGTAAATCTGGAGCACTGGCTAAAAGATACCCTGATGTTCCATCAAATGTAAAATAGTTAGGTGCGCTACGGTCACTAACTAGTGTAACAGTTACGCCGCCAGTAGACGTACAAGTGTTTTTAAGATTTGTAACATCTCGAACACCAATAAATAATGTTGGATCATAACTTAAAATGTTAGATGCATCTAAGTTTAATACTAAACTATCGCTAACAATACCTGTTCCTGATCTAGCTGTCATAATCCAAACCTCCCCGCATAAGCTGCGAAATTTTGTCTAACTTCGTTTGCTGTTAATGCACGACTATACATTTTTGATATTGGAATATTTCCAGATAAGTATCCTGAATATTCACCAATACGTATTGTTGATGTAAGATTTCCATAACTAAATGCACTGTATGTAGCAGTATTAACTTGCACTCCGTTAATATATAAAACTGAAACTCCGGTACTTGAAGAGTATGTGCCGACCGCATGATACCAAGTATTATTTGTCAGCGTGGCTGGGCTAAAAAATGCGCCACCTACGCTACCGGCATTCTGCCAAGTTTCCCAACGTATCGTACTATTACCAGGAGAGAAAAAATTTATATATTGTGGGGCAGGGCTAAAGCTCATATAACCTTGCGCCCTACTTTGTATATCAGTAGATCTAAAAACCATCTCCATTGAAACACCACTAGTAAGATTTAACGTAGTGCTAGGAGATGCAACAACACTACTACTTCCATTAAAACTAAAAGTATTATCGATAGGATATGTTAAACTAGTAGCAGTAAGTGTATAATTACTTGTTAAATCTACAATAGCTTGTGAAGCACTCCTAGTGCCCTCAACGAATGGCGTAGCATAACTTCCAAGTTCTAATTGAAATCCACAATACTCAATAGTGTATCCGCCAGTTATTGATCCCGAGTGTACTGGAAAGTATTGCAAGATTGTGCCTGCCTCGGCTGGGCCTGAGGTCGAGTAACGAACCCATTCTGATGTAAATGTAGGATTCCAATCACCTGTGACAGCACGATCCGAGCCGGCAGCCCGCCATAGTTGGCTATTGCCAATATTGTTTGCTGCGCCGCCAACGGTCATTCTAGCATAGTATGAAAACGTATAAGTGCCTGTAGTTGGTAACGTTGTTGAGTCAACTGAAAAATATTTATATCCGGTCGTTCCTGTAAAATATTGTAATACCCCTGCTGCATTAACTGGATTACTAACCCCTGCGCCGTATGTATACGTTACTCCTAAATTTGCATAATTATATCCAAAGTTGACAAACGATGATCCGTTATGACTTGCTGCTGGAAAAGGAATATAATTAGTTACCGGTGCGCCGCGCCATGATTTTTTAGTATTGGCAATATCATAGCACATGAGTAGCCCATTAGTAGCTGATGAATTATTATGTCCTATTGCCATTATATACCATACCTTGTACGCTGCGCATTAAAATTTCGTAATACCTCGCTGGCAGTTAAAACAGTACCATACATCTTAGTATTGGCTATCCTGCCTTTCATAGGACTAGTTGGTGTAGAATATGTTGCACCAACATTAAGTTGCCCGGTTCCCGAATATGCAGATTGTACAGCACTGTTGATTAGTACGCCGTCAGCATAAAATTGTTTAAGAAAGGTAGTGTGGTTGTAGGTAAATGTAAATTGATGCCAAGCATTAAACACCATAGTATATAACGGTGAATCTAAGTCGTTGCCATACATTCCAAAAACCATACCCCTAGATGCGGCAGAATTCCATAAAATATGCAGCCCTTGACTTGCTACAAAACCGCCTTGACCAAAAAGTCCGCAACTGTCACCTGTTACATACGACCATATTTCTAATGTAAAATTTCGCTGTAGATTTTGAGTAGACATGTTAACGTAATCGTCAACTCCGTCAAAACTAAAATATCCACTAGCTCCGCTAGTGTATGTTGGACCAAGTGTTAATGTGCCAGCTCTTGTATTTCCGCTAATATCGCCCCACGTTGTTCCAGTTCCTGGATAACTTTTTAAATTACCAGCATCTAAATAAAATAGTAAATTCTCAGTAACAATACTTGTACCGTAGTGATTGCTCATAACCCGTACCTCGTGCGTAATGCATTGTGATTCTGTAAGATTTCTGCTACCGTTAACACTCGATTATACGCACCCACTAATGCGCAATCACCGTTGGAGTATTCTGTATAGGCTCCGCTATTACCCATAGCACCAAGTGAAATTCCGTTTGGGCCAGCAGCGCCTGCGTTATTAGGGCCGGCAGTAGATACGCCGTTGACATATATCTGATATTGATCTAACGAAACGTTGCCCGTTGCGTGATAGATACGCCAAGCAGTATCATTAGTACCTGCACTAGTAGCGGATACCCATCCTTCAGAATAATAATTTTCTGTACTACTGCCCCAGTGACCCATTAACCAATTATTTGCGTAAGAATTAATAATTCTACCCCTAACGTTCCCTCCTAGTCCATTGTATCTAGCAATGCCAAATACAGTAAATGTAGTTGATGTAAGATTTACACTGGGAAAATTAATAACGCTAGATGTACCATTAAATGTCCAGTAGCCAGAAGCTCCAGCTGTGTGAGTAGGACTATTGACTAATGTTCCGGTATTTCTATTACCGGATATATCGTTTACTACTGTACCAGTACCCGGATAACTTTTAGGATTACCCGCATCTGCATAAAATGTCAATCCCGAAGTAACTATACCCGTACCATAATAAGTTGCCATTATAGTACCTCATTACGCATAGGTAGTGTTTAATGTATACCACTGCGTTGCCGTAAATGCAACAAATTCTAAAACAGTAGTGATTGTGTGACCAAACGCCACGTTAGTACCAAGACTGTTAATTTGCGCACCAGTGGCTGGATAGACGTTCAACGTATTTGCGCCACCGTTACGAATAACAATTCGTATGCCTGGTGTAGCCGCTGGCAATCTAATACCAGTTGATGCTGCTACTGTAGTTACATCGTTAATTGGTCTTGTTAATTCTAACGCAGTACCTTGTGTTGATCCTGCAGCTGTTAATGCTGGACTTACACCGTAGGCAACAAATCCAGCGTATTGAGCTATCTTAACAACTCCAGTATCTAGTACTTCAATGCTAGGAATACCTGAGATATCGTTAACACTGAAAATTGTACCAGTCATTGAGTTGGTAATTGAGAACAACTGTCCCACAGTGCCTTCAAAACTCAGTGTACCAGCATCAAGCATTTTGCTGGTAATGGTGCTAGTGTTGCTTGGACTAAGGTAGGCTAAATTGCTCTTGACTCGGAGAGCATTGGTAGTGGCCGGTGTAGCTGCTGTTAAATCAAGTAACTGATTAACGACCTGTACAGTTCCGCCGGAGAAAGAAACTGTACCGCCAGAACCACCATTCTGATTGGCTCGAATAGCAATAGTGCTATGGGCATTAATGTAGGGCACGTTAGCGTTTTCGTAGATACTAAATGAATTTACAGCGCCAGTGGCATTGAAGAAATATCGATCAACGCCCGATGTTACTGAAACTGTAATAGCTGTTCCAGCAGTAGTTAATCGCAATGTACCAGCTGTGCCCGAAGCTGCTACACCAGCACCGATACTGTTGTGTTGAATATTTAAATCAGTTACGCCAGTGTGGCTAATTTCGCCCCATGCGCCCCATGTGGTGTCAATACCAGCACGGAATTTTAATCTAGGATTTGCCGTAGCGTTGGCTGCGTTTGGATGGAATGCCAACTGATAACTTGGATCACCAGTGCTGGCTGTTGTACCTGCATAACTTGCATATGTAATTAAGCCAGTGTAAGTTCCAGTGAAACTAAATGCGCTTGAATTTTTAAATTCTGAAAATAACCCGTAATTGTATTGGTTAGCATTTAATATAGTTGTTCTACTACCGCTGGCGCCACGTGGATCAACCGGAGTAAGAAAACTTGTTCCGTCAGTTTGCTGTAATGCTCGAGTGAATGTTGACGAAGTAGCACTTCCAGCACTTCCGTCAATGTTAATACCAGTTAAACTTTGTGCGGCAGTAGCTCTATTATGAGCAATACTAGTAGTACCAATAAAAAATGTTCCTGCAGGCGCTACATAATCAGTACCAGCTACAGCAGCACTTACGTTACCACTTACACCACTTGATTTTAATATACCAGTAGCACTAACGGCTGCTTGATAATCAGTACCAGCTACGGCAGCTGATCGAGTCGTTCCACTTGATTTTACAATACCCGTAACGCTTTGTGCTGTTTGAAAATCTGTTCCGCCTACAGCAGCACTAATAGCTGTGCCGTTGCCTTTTAGTACACCAGTGATGCTAGTTGAAATAGTCAATGCTGGTGTAGCGCCGCCGCTTGATGATCCTGCAAAGCCGTTGGCACTGGCCACGCTGACAGCAGTGACTGTTCCTGTAGCACTTGCCCAACTGGCAACACCAGTACCAGTATTGTAAGTCACTGTTGCACCAGTTGTTGGTAAATTAACCTGTCCAGGTAGCCATTTTATGTGACCAATGTTGTTGCCGTCACCGTTTACTGCGGCCACTAAAAGCCAGCCTGTACTTGGACGCCATGTAGTATTTTGATAGTTAACAACTCTAAATCTAGTCTGATCAAAAGCAGAAGACATACCTTCTGTTACTTCGTAGTATAATGCTTCCCATGCGCCTAATGGAATACCTGCTGCGGTTGCAGTAAGTGTGGTAGTCACGTTGCCACTGTTATAATACACCACTGTTCCGCTGGTTGGACATGTGATATCAAAGTGGCCGCTTGAACCCATTTCTGAGTTTTCAACAGGGATACAGATAACTCTAGTGTTCCATAGTATCGATGCTCCTGTCCAAGTTACCAGTCCACCACCACTCATTGCCCATTGTGCTGTTGTGTTTTTATAGTCAACTACTCTGCTGCCGTTTGTTTCTATGCGTCCAGTAACATTTAATAATGAACCGTCCCACGTGAGATTACTAGAACCAGCAAACGCACCGCTGCTATTAAATTGAATGTTTGTATTGGCGCCGCCTGGAATACCGCTACTTTGTACAGAGATAGTATCAGTTACGCTGTTGTAACTTATTGTTGCGCCTGGAAAATTAATTGTGCGGGCACCTGTAGCTACAGTTGTGCCTGAAGACTGAACAGTCAATGCTTGTTGTTGCTCAACCCATTGTACACTAGTTCCGTTAACAGCCAGTCGTTTGAATAGCTTGTTAGAAGACGGGTTATGATACTCGTCCCCTAACCCACTGCCAACTGGTTCGCTTGTAGAAACTACATGCTTCAAGAAATCCCTTGAGGCCATTAATAATTCTCCTCTTTAAGCCTGAGCTTCTGTCCAGCTAATACGTGCATTTACTGAGTTTGTAGTGACTGCGGTAATGTTTGTGGCGCAAATTGTCAAGATATCTGGACCATCTGGATACAAGTTTAAGGCATTAGTTGGGCAAGTGTTAGTAGTTCCACCACCTAAAATACTGTTACCAATGTCTCGAACTGCACTCAAGTCTTGAGCAGTAACACCTGGTGTATTTGTATAGAAACCAAACACGTTTTCACCACCTTGAATTGTTGTACCAGCTGTGTGATAAGCAACCTGCGCTAGACTAGAACCACCTACTGCTTGGAATGTTCCTGCACTTACACGACCATTTAAACGTAGTGAAATCAAGAATACCATGTTAGTACCAGTAGTTTGACAACTCATACTACGTAGCGTTAACTGCATACGGTTGATAATTTCTCTTGCGCCCAAGAAGCTGGTCAATCCATTATCAACTGCCGGAGCAATACGAATACTAATTAGTGGAATTGTAGCGTCTTGAGCAACGTTAGTAAGTGTTTGCGTACGAGTTTGTCCAGCAACGAAAACTACTGACTTATCGTCATCGTAACGTCCGTCCATGATAACAGCACTACCCCAGTGGCTAATAGTACTGGTAACTTGCGGGCTATACAGTTCTACTAGGATAGGAGCAGTGCCACCTAAACTACCACTTGTTACACCTGTAACAGTGAATGTTGTAGCACTAGTACCACCAGTTTGTGCGCGAGCTGCTATAGTTAATGTTGTTAGTGTTTTAGCACTATATGTGATATATTCAATGGCGGCGCCTGTGGCAGCTGCTGCTTTAAGTACCACAGTACCGCTGTTTGGCCAACCTGTCGTGTCTGCCACTGAAATTGTGCCGCCAGTGCTTGTGGCACTAGACAAGGTAGCTGTTAAGAATGTTTTATAAGGCAACGTATTAGTTTCATAACGAGCAACTAGGTTACCACTACGCATATATG